CTGTACCCATCGCTCCATCTTGCGGAGGATGGTAAAATACGGTAACGTCAAATTTTCCAGCGGTAAGCGTGTTTGTTCCAACAATACAATCAAAGGTGTCTGCTGTCTGCACTGTATACGCAGGAGTTTCTAACCCAGCCCCAGTTTGCATAGGCACAACATAACCAGCAACTAAAGTCGCTTCTGCTACTGCCGCCGTAAGCATTCTTTGACCTGTAAAACCTAATTGTACCGTAGATGTAGTTCCAACAACCGCTTCGGTCACAACGGCCCGAAAGCCAAGTATAACCGATCCCTTAGCAAAGGTTTCTGTTGTAACAGTTCCCGCAACTTGTACTCCGCAATCAATACGAAAGTCTCTCGTCTCCGGCACCGATGTAGAAGGAAAATCTGATTTACCAACCATGTAATGTTTAGTTACTGCACTCATATTTCCTCCCTTATGCGGTTACCCACTCTTTGTACGAACTATCAAAAGCAGAATAGTTAGGGGGATGATAAAAAACAGTAATGTCAAATTTCCCAGCGGTGCATGTTGCTGTACCGACAATAATGTCGAATGTGTCAGATGTATTTAATACATACGGAGTAGACTCCGCACCATTTGCAACATCTGCTCCAACAACATAGCCAGCAACCAGAGTTGCTATTGCTATCGTTGCCTCAGAAATCATTCGTTGACCAGTAAACCCAAATTGAAAGGTTGCAGACCCACCAGATGTAGGTGCTTCAGTTACAACAACCCTAAAACCATAAATCAACGAACCCTTTGGGAACGTTTCTGTCGTAGCTGTACCCGCAGCTTGTGCTCCTGCATCAACACGAAAGTCTTTGGTACAAGGAGGAGCAGTCGTAGGAAATCGTCCTAAGATATATTCTTTTTGTGTACTATTCATTTTTTTCTCCTTATGTCCAAGTTGCCCACGTTTCACCCATTGATGGCTCAAGAGCCGCTTCAGTCATAATTAAGTCAACAATTTTGTCAACGCCATTAGATTGAAGAGTCTGAACACCCATATAGATAGTTGTGTCGCGATTCATGCCATTACCCACTTTCGGACGATACTTAACGTTAGAAAGAGGAATACCTTGTAGCTTAACACCACTTCCGTCAAGGTGAACGTCGTGAACAACATTCATGTCGCCGTAAGGTGTAGCAATTACGTTTGCATTAACACCAGTTTTATTCGCAAGAGGTATGTTCCGTCCAGTAAAAGCAAATTCAGCAGTATAGTTAGGTGTTACCTGTACGTTGTTCGAGAAATATCCACTCAATTTATTCATCCAGTTGTAAGTAGGCTTGTCAGCAAAAAATACCATTTGTCCTACATTACCGATACGAGGATCATTTATTTGACTCAAATGATCAAGAAAATCATCTTGTGTCGTACCACTAGAAGTAATATCTAATGAGAAAATATTTCCATATTTAAGACCAAAATCCAAAGCTCCTTCTGTATGAAGCGCACCATCACTGTCTGTTCTTAAAGAAGAATAGTAAAGTGATCCGGCAATATCCCATTTGTGCTCGATTAATTTATCACGCCATAGTCGGGCTCTTTGATTTGGTTCATATTTAAACTCATCTGAAGCTGTACTACCATCGATTGCAAGCGATGTCTTCCAAATCTCGCACTTTCCTTCGGCAGTTGAATAGGGGTTATCAGCCCAAGTATTAGGAACACCAGAACCAGGGGCAGCAGCAAAGCCGTGTACATAAGTTCTTTTACTTTCAAGGCTAGTTACTGTAGTTGCTATAGTAGTTGTGTAGTTAGTTGAAATCGGTGCAGTTGCACTTGCCCATTGTAGCTCATTATTTGTAGATGTATTAAGTGTTCTGACTATTTCTGTAGTTAAAACCTTGTGAGTAGTTGCAACATCTGTGATGGCTGTAATTTTTGCAAGAATATAGTCATTACAAACATTAAACGCAGAACCAAAAGGAATCTTTATAACCTGTCCCACCAAGAAAAACTGTGGGGCTGTACCAGCAGCACCTACATCAAAAGCACCAGTGGCCTGACCATAAATATTACTCTTGTTTCCAGCATATTTATAATCTGTACTCATCTTGAAAAAATAAGTATCACCAGCTTCAATGCTTGTAGCAGTAACAGTAGCATCAGCAGTTGAACTTACAGCAGAAGAAGAACCATGTGCTGTTACATAGGCATATCTTTTCATCCAAGAATTTCTTTTTTCTGTATATTTAAACTCCGAGGAGTTGACAGGAAGTTTCCTGCCCTTTAATGTGGATAAGGCTCTCAGAAAAGGATCTTGCATGACCCGTAATTCTGTGAAATAATTGCCTGCTGCAAACTTCCTTAGCAGATCACCAGTATCCAGATTTGACCCAGTGGTATTCGCCGCAGTTTCCGTTAAACCACTGAAATCTCCAATCGCAAGACTTGTAGGCATATTGTATCTCCTATAATATTAAGTCGGTATTAATTCGTTTAAGTCATTATCTCCGGCTTGCATAATGGCGTTTTGGACTTTCTGACTATCGGAAACTTCAACAGCATTTGTACCTCTAACGTTCTTTTCCATCTTAGACGTTTTATTGAGTTGTTTTATCTGATCAAGTAATTTTGCCATGTCGACAGAAGCTTTTTTGGGCTCTGCTCCATTGCCTTTTTCATAATTATACAGCTTTACCACATCTTTAAAAGAAACGTTTCTGCCATACTCAAGAATGTCGCCCACTTCAGTTTCGCTTAAACCCATCTCTTTTGAAACACTTTCAATCTCATCGTTCAACGCATTCTCCTTTGACTGTTTTGACGATGCCTTTGTCTCTGTGTTCTGTGAAGAAACCATTTTGGCAGCCTCTCTTTGTACTAAAGTCTTTAAAACTTTAGCACTCGCAGAACCAGGGTTACGAACCGCATCATCTAAGTCAAGTGTCTCCTCTGGTAAATTACCTTGATATGTCCCGTTTATCATCTCTTTAGCAATACTTTGTAACTCAGGATTATTTGCCAAGATATTAAGAACAGGCTTTACTTCATTGTATGCTGATAATTCTTCCTTTAGTTCTTTGTTCTGTTTAAAAAGTCTCTTACCTTCAGCAGAAGAAGATTCATATCTAACATTTGTATTCTCAAGCTCTTTTTCTAAAGTCGCTATAAGCTCTTCAATGCTGTCTTCTTCTTTAGCCGTTTCTTCGACCTCTTCAGACTTTTTCTCGTCTTCTTTAACCTCTGGCTCTTGAGCTTTTGGCTCTACCTTAGGTTTTTCGGTCTTTTCTTCTTTGATCTCAACTACTTTGTCTTCCTGTTTAGAAAAATCATCTTCAGAAAGGTTATTTAAGTCAAGCTCTGTTGCTGGGGCTGTGTTTTTAGCCATTATATTTTCTCCGCAGTGTTATTCACGGTTCCGTAAACTAAGTATATATTTGTCAATAATAGTGGGTTTGCCACTACTCTTCTTTTTTCTCTGTTTTTTCGCTTACTTCGTCATTTAATTCATTAATCGCTTGATTAACTCCTATTGTAAGCTTTTTCTTCTCAACCTCAGAATGTCCCTTTTGATCAACTAAAGACTTTCTAAGTTCTGTTTCCATTGCAGCAACACGTACCTTCATATCTTTTTGGATATTTTGACGTTTAAGAGTATCAATGTCACCGTCTTTTTGTTTAACTTCTTCTTGTAATGCTTCATTCTCGCGTTCAAGCTGTCTTTCTCTATCCATCTTTTCTATAAGCTTTTCTTTATTCGGCAAGTCTGTCTCAGCCAAGAAAGCGCCAGGGGGGATAAGTCCTTTCTCTGCCCATCTCTCATATTCATTAAGCAAAGCCCAACGATTAACAGGCATCGTGCTTCCGGCTATAAGCCGTACATCAAACTTAGCAGAAGCATAGTCATTGTATTTACCAATAGCATTTTTGAAGTCACTGTAAATAGGATTATTTATTTCAACTTCTTTTACTTCTAAGTCACCAACGGTGTTCGGTTGTACAATTCTAAAGATTTTATTAAAAGTATAAAAGTTCTGAGACATCTGTTGAAATACAAGGCCAACATGCTCAAGAACAGGGTTAAGAACATTGTCTACCCATGACTTGATTTGTCTTGTACCAAACTCATCATTAGCTAACATGCCCCTAAAAGGCTCTGGTTGCTTAGTAGCATCTCCCATCATAGAAGAATTAACCATTGCGGAATACTCTAAATCACCCTTAGCTTCCTGTAAGATAGTATAAAAAGCGTTGTTTATTGGTAAGGGGAATGACCTTTCTGGCTTACGGCCACTACCGTCATCGTTATATTCAAGTACCGCAGCAGCAGATGAAGCATATTGCTCCCAAGTCTGTTTATTCTCAATCAGTCCTTTTGGTGCAAGCCAAATAGAATTAGAACTAACATTAGCGTGATGAATGGCTATTTGATGTGCTTTGGTTATTTCTTGTGCTTTGCCTTTTAATGGATCAACGGCGCTTGCTGGGTAAGGTGTACCAGTGTGCTCGAATGGAAGTGGTATTACAGGATACTCAGAAATGTTTAGAATATCCTCATAAAGGAATTGATCATCTACAGTAACCTCAATCTTTATCCTTGTCTCACTATATTTCTTTTCATAAACAATGTTATCTTTGATCTTCTTGTTTTTAATAAGTATTTCATATTCTTTTTCAGGAACAACGTGTATAGTTATAACGCTTTTCTCATCAACCAACCTTGATCTTATTCTCTCAACTTCCTGCTCAATAGCAGCAGAAGCTTTCTTTTTAGCATTTTCCAGCTCTAAATCAAAGCGTTCTTGTATAATCTCTCCTGCCTCAAGAGATGCTTGCAATGCAGCTTCTTGCTCTAAAACTTGTACAGAAATCTCTGCCTGTACTTCTTTCATCCGCATATCAACAACTTTTTGAATCTCTTTAATCTCTGCTTCCCCAGGTGGGATTTTTACAAACACTTTAACAAAGGGAGACCTTATCTTTTTGTAATATCTCCGAAAACGAACCATGTCAGAGTCTTCACCTGTTTCTGGATCAATGGGCTCTTGATAGTCTTCTTTTTGCACTGTGCTAGACTCTCCAAGATCCCTACCACTGTATGCAGGAAAAGAAAAGGCTCCCGTTGATTGTGCTTTCTTTATCTTAGTTCTATATTTAGGCAACTTATTCATTAATTGATAACGAGCCATCTCATATTCAATCATTATACCACCAGCATCCCTAAACAATAGGTCTGTTGACTCAGGATCAATCTTAACGTTCTTGGGTTGTAGAGACTCGAAAACAACTTCACCCATACCCTGATCCATATCAGGATCTTCATAAAAATGGAAATACCCTATTGAACGCGACAGGGTATTATCAATAATCTTACTAAACTCTAATTTACCTTTTGATGTGTACCACATATAATCAATCATAGCAGAAAATACATGCGCAATATCTATATCGCTACCATCAACACCTACAGCGTTCCATCTAGGATTGTTAGCTGTAATGAAATATTTAATCATTCGGATTTGCGGAGAAATCATATCAATAACAAAATCCGGCATCCCCGAAGCTCTTATTTTTTCTTTCTGATCTTTAGAAAGCTGATCACCCATACGAAAGTCATAGCCCTCCTGTTGCTTCTCAAGCCACAGTTTTCTCGTTGCGGTGTCATATCTTTCTGAAAGATTTGCTATTTGCTCTGCTTGTTTTTTACTCATAGATTATGTCTGCCAGTCTCTTACTGTTGGCAACTCCTCTTGTTGGGTACTTATGCTTTGTATTTTTGACGGTGGGTATGCGCCCTTTAATGCGTAATAAAGAGCATCGAGACAATCATCATGTCCCATCTTTGGGCCAAACTTTGCAGTTTCATCAATCAATGCGAACATATTCTCCATATAATGTATGTGGCCATAAGCAAATCGTGGCCCTAAGTTAGTGTAAAGCTTGTCTTTCTTGGAAATAGATGTTGAAACAGGCTCACCTGCAACATGAACATTCCAATCATTGCTCGTTAACTTATATTGATGTAACGCAGGGAATATACTTCTATTCATCGCCACATCTTCCACTTTGCCACTATTGCACTTATATTTCTTATATAATTCAACAATAATGTCCACAACACCCTTCTTTCCAACGATATTTCCACTAATATCTCTTAATCCGGTCGTCGGAATGCCACGATGACGCTCATAAGGTAAAACATAGACATTATTTTCTGCATCAATAGCAACAACCATAATAACTGAAAAGTCAGAAGTTTTTTTGTCAATATCTGTAGCAGGGTCACAACCAAGAAAAGTATTAACAACTTTTCGCTCACCATCAATGTATAAGTATTTTATTTTATTATGACCATCCCACTCAAAATAGCCCTTCCAATATTTTATTGACTTACGCCCAATGATAGCATCTTCTTCACGTGTAACCTCAAGCTCGTACTCCTGATAATAACCCATTCTGCCACGAACATCGTTAATCTCATACCGCCTAAGCTCTTGATCTAAGATCTTTCTGGACTTGTTTTCTTTCCACAAAACACCACCCGGTAACTCTGGTTGTGTTGATTTAAAAGAGAGAACCTTCCACTCAAAGTCTTCCTCAGCTTCTTTCCTTATCTTTAACTCATCCTTATCTGCCGTCCACACCAACGGATTACTGCCACCAAAATCAGCAACCTTAGCAATCCACTTATCAAGAAGTGTTTGATAAAAAGCAGCAAAGTGTACAGGCGTACCAGATAAAAACATTCTAGGCACAAACCATGAATCATACGTATCTAAGTCAACCTTTTCTATGCCAGGCATAATATTGTTTAATATCTGATCAGAAATCCTATCCCTACTGTTATCAGTAAGAGTATTCTTCTCATTCTCAACGTCATCAAGGAAAACAGCACTATATCTCAAAGCACCTTCAAATACAGTCGCTTGAGTATCACCTCTTAAAGATGTCAAGTTAGAAGTAGATATTAACTTATTACCGTTTGCTGTTTCTATGTCTTCTAAGTTCCATGTCCGACCCTTCATATTACCAAAGTAATATTTAATCATTGGGTTGTGTTCAAGGTGCAGTTGTACATAAGCAACATTCTTCTCAGACTTCTTTTTATTGTCTGCGCACCATCCAAAGAAGAAAGTGTGTTCTTTTTCTGTAAACCCGAATTGCTTGGCTGCTTTTGAAAAACAGAAGCTATGGAGTATCTTAGCCTTACTAAATGTCGACTTGGCGCTTTCGCGAGGAAGTATAAAGGCCAATGGCTTATTAGACTTCTCCATCAAAGCCTTTGCTATCATCTTGTGAAAAGCAGGTGTGGGCTGTGTCTTTAAAAAGTCACCACCACCGGGCTTGCCACCAGAAAGAATAAATTTGCCAAACGTTATAAGGTTCTTAAAAGAATAGTATAGCAGCTCTTCAGCTTGACTAACATTTCGGCTGTTTATGTTGGCCATTAATCTTCTTCTATTTCGTAGTCATCTTCTTTTGCTTCGAGAAGTGCCTTTCTATCTGCTGCACTCCCAGCAACTTGTGGAGAAGTAAAAGTAAGCATGTTAATTTTTGAACGCTCTTCTGTTATATCCACAATGTCAGCCAACTTGTCATTAACTTCCTTTTTAAACTTCTCGTCTTTAGATTCTTCAAATAATTTCTTATAGTTATTAAGAATCCCCGTAACACCTATGCCTAAATCTTCGGCAAGTTCTTTTGGTGTCTTTCCCATAATAGCTCCTATTATTCTTGGTTGTTTTAATAAGTTCTTAGCCTTTATCCTTGCTGTCTTTAAATATATACAGCCGTACACTTGAAAATAAGCATCTTCCTGTGCAAGCCCTTCAAAGAGGAGCTTAACAAAGGCTTTTTCTTTCTGTGTTAACTTTTCTCTAAACTTTTGCTTAGGATACCAGTTTACATAATTCTTTGTTACCTGATACCTGCCTTGTGGATACTTGCGTATAGAAAAGTCCGTATCCATCAAGTAATTCTTTTTTTCTGCCACAAACGTACCAACAACAGTACGATAAAACGTACCACCCTTATAAGCTTTGCGACTAAGTATCTGAACAACTTTATTATCATCAGAGAATACCCAATCGCCAACATCACTTGTGCGCCAGTTACTTTTTAACTCAGGAACAGCATTTGTCTCAACCATAAAGTAGCCCTCAAACTCTTTTACATCCTTAAAGACATAATGAGTCTTCTTGTTTATCTGCATGTG